CGGCGGTGGTGGAGGTGGTGGCGGTTCTTGGAACCGTAGTTGTTCTGGAACCGCACCGTCTGGTGGCGCATGGCAAGCTACTACTAATGTGAGTGTTGCTGATGGTGGCGGTGGCGCTAACTGTGGCGGCGACGGAGGAGGCGGCGGCGGTGGCGGCGGCGGTCACTCAGGTGGCGGCGGTGGTAGTGCTGGTGTAGATAATGCTTATGGTGGATCTTCTGGCGGTTCTGGATCATCGCGTTATGATAACAATGCATTGGAATTATTACAAGGTGGTAGTACAAACAGTGCTAGTGGTTATGCAATCGTTTCATTCTCTGTTCCACCACAGATTGCATACTTTAGAGCAAATGATGATAATACTGCTACCGATGTATATGAGGGAGATGTCGTAACACTATCTTGGAGTACATTATTCAATGGTGTCGAAACAGCATCTTTTGCTGAAATTGATCAAGGTATTGGTAGTGTTTCAACTGGTGAATCATCAACAACGGTTGTTGCTCCTGCTACAACAACAACCTACACACTAACAGTAAGTAATGCTGGTGTGTTTTCACAGATGGCGGTTACACTTAATGTGTTAGCACCAGATAATATTCCTGATATTTTTACTTTCGATAGTATTTTTGACGCTGACTTAAGTACACAATACATCAGTAATGAGGTTGCAATTACTGGCATTCAAGTAGATGTGACTGGTTCTGCATCTAATGGTGCATTTTTGTCAGTAAATGGTGCTGCATTTACACAGAATACGGTAACTATTAGTAATGGAGATACTGTAAGACTTAGAATGACTTCTCCTGGCACATATACCACAACATTGACCAGCACAGTTACTATTGGTTTAACTAGTTCTCAATGGAATATTACTACTGCACAAGAACCTGGACAGTTCCCTAATGCATTTGAATTTGAAAATGTTATAGATGCTCCAACTGAGTCATATGTACAGAGTAATCAGATTACAATTACTGGCATTACTGTTCCAGTTCTTGTATCTGCTCCTACAAATGGATTTGAAAGTTCTGTTAACGGCAGTGCGTTTAGTACATCACAGAAGGTTATTAACAATGGAGAAATTTTAATTCTTAGATATCTTACCAGTGGTATCTTAGGTGAAACTGCATCCACTTATGTTACTGTTGGTGATAGTCCAAACAAAAACTGGTCAGTTACTAATGTCACAACTGCTGATCAAGATCCAGATTATTTTGACTTTGTTAATGTTGTTGGCGTACAAGCTAATACAATGACTGAGAGTTTACCTCAGGTCATTGCTGGTATTAATGTTCCTACACCAGTAACATTAACTGGTGGAGCAGAGTTTAGAGTAGGAACTGGTGCATGGCAGACCAGTGGAAATATTAATGTAAATGATTCTGTTCAACTAAGAGTTACTTCTAGTCCTGATTATGGTGGTGAAGTAGAAGTAGATGTTACTATCGGATCTCTTACTGATGTTTGGAAAGTTATCACTACTACAGATGGTGACCAGATTCCAGATGCTTTCTTCTTTATTAATCAAACTAATCAAGTACCAAACACATTTGTTTATAGCAACACTGTTCTTGTACAAGGTCTTACTGCTGCAGCAAATATTACAGTAACTGGAGGTAGTTTCAAGGTTGGTAATGGTGGTTGGGTAACTACAGGACAAATAAATAACGGTGAGACATTGCGTTTAAGAATACTTACACCCAATGGTCTCAATCAAACAGGAAATATGTCAATCACAGTTGGTCCATAATGTCATATACTACTAATTGGTCTGTATCAACCTACGCTAGTGCTGATAATGTACAGTTTGGTCATTGGTACAGTCAGCGAAATCCCAAACTAGATGGAATGACAATTGGAACAGTTATGTCTATCTTTAGAGATAAGACAGGTAACTGGGGTACTCTTGATGGAGATTTAGATTCTAGATTTCCTGGATGGATTGAGTGTGATGGTAGAACGGTAAGCGCACAAGATTATCCAGATTTATTTGATGCTATTGGTACAACATATGGTGGTACTGCAACAAAAACTCTAAGTGGCAACACTTACACATATTCTGGTAACTTTGTATTACCAAACTATCACAACAGAAAATTATTTGGTATTGGAAATGTAGATGGCAACTCTCCATCTTCTCCTACTATTGTTACTTACAAAGGTCCTGATGTAACTCAGGGTGCTAGTGGTGACTCTACTACTGTTGGATCACAAGGTGGTAACTGGTTCATTAAAAAAATTGATGGAATTGGTACTCCTCCCGATGAACAAGTATACCCAGGTATTACACAACCAGATGGTCAAGTTGTTGGATTCCAGTTGTGGCAGAATGAGGACTTGGATCCTGCTGCATATGTAACCAAAGCAATTGGTGAATGGGTACAGAGAACTGAGGGTGGTAGTCCAAACTATTGGAACAATATAAATGAATTCCAAGAAGCAGATATTACTATCACTGGTGGTAGTGGTACTGGATTGCAACTTAGAGTAAGAGCAGAAGCACAATTAAATGATGCTGGTACTGATCCAGATGACACTAGATTCAAAATTATGACAGTATTGAACCCTGGAGAGGGGTATCAAGTTGGCGATGAAATGGACATTACATTCCCAGACCCTGCTCCTGGTGGTGCTACTATTACATTCAGTCCTGGTCTCAGAGTATTGACTGTAACAGATTCATTTACTACTAATACTGATGGTAGATTTTTCAAGTTGGGATCTCTTACAACTAGTGGTATTGATAGTATCTCTGGTGAAATTGATTATGAAATTACTGGTAACTTACAGGCAGCAATTGGACCATTGAATCCAACTCCAACTATTCCAGCGCAGCACACCCATGATGTTATTACAGCAACAGTAGACCAAATTGGTGTTGGATATGTTGCATGGGCAACTCCTGGTTTTTATCAAATTGGTACAGGAGAAATTGGTTCTGCTACTTACTCACAAATCGGTTATAATAGTGTAGTATCTCCTGGTGGTGAGGTTAACTTCTCATTCAACAATTACTGGGCAGGTGATGTACAGAATAGCATTCCTGGTCTTGCAAGTGGTGGTAATGATAGTGCTGGTATTGGTGTAAATGAGGTTCAGGGTAATATGGTTGTATATAACCCAGGCACCACGAGAACACATACACATTACATGTCACAATCAGACTTTGGTGATTCTGAGAATGTTTATGGATGGGGTAATGTTGATGGTGGTGGTACTGCAGCAGGTGGTATGGCAACCAATAATACTACGACTATTAATTTTTCTCAAACAGATCTAGCATTGACTGCCAATCAGGCAGATTTTGAGTTAAACTTATCTAAAACAGTTGTTCCAACACCCTCTATGGTTCCAGAATCGACTGTACCACTGTTGACTAAATACCATCGAGTCAAGTATATTATTAAAGCATACTGAGGTAGATTATGGGAGCACAACCGATTCGTCCTATGGAATTAATGGACGATCCTAATATTACTAAGTCCGACTTTACGGACTTCATTGGTGTGTGGGAAAATTTCATGCCAAAATCCCGTTGTGATGCAATGATTAAACATTTTGAAAATGTTGTTGCTAACAGTTCCATGGTGGGAGGAGATGATGCTACCATGGGTGGTGTTATGGATGGAACTAACCAGTTTCCACAAGGATCTTTGGGTAGAAAGGATGAATCTATCCTTATGAACTATTCAGATCCTAATCTAAATTATGAGATCAATCAATATCTTACAGCATGTGTTCAGCATTATGTTGAAAAGTATGATCAACTGAAGCATGGTAAGTATGTATCTGAAGATTCTAAGATGCAGAAGACAAAACCAGGCGGTGGATATCATGTCTGGCACTATGAAAGTGCAGGATTTGGACATCATGCAAGAGAACTTGTTTGGGCAATTTATTTAAATGATATGCCTGAAGGTGAAGCAGAGACTGAATTTCTCTATCAAAGAAGGAGAATCAGACCTACTGTAGGAACTGTAGTTGTTTGGCCAGCAGGTATGACACATGTGCATAAAGGAAATACAGTGTTTACCCAAGATAAATATATACTGACAGGATGGTATATCAAGGTTCCTAAGTAACTAAAATGGCAGAATATTTCTATCAAAAACCAACAGATGACGAAATTAGGGAATTTTGGTCGAAGACCATTAGACCTAGAGAGTCTGTCATGGAGTTAAACTTTGCTGAGAAAGCAGTTACCTTAGGTAATGTTGCACTAGGCGGTAGAACTACATTTATCGACGAGAAAGCATGGACAGATATTGTTCTTCCTGCTTTCTCATCTGAATGGCATGATCCTGGTAGAGATGAAATTAAGAATGTAATTCTGTACAGTGATGATACATATCTCTGCTTCAGATCTAAGATGAGATATGAGTTCGATACAAATACTACTAGGTGGCAAGACTATACCTATAAGAAGGGTAATGTATCTGAACTTAAAACTATTTACGAAACTATTCGTACAGTTGCTATCATTCAAAAAGAGGCGAAAGATAGAGAACTCTTAGAAGAAGTAAGAAAGTTAAATCTAGAAGCACTTGATTATTTCTATGATAGCAAGTGGTATAAGAAGATGGATGAAATCCAGAAGATGCTACTGTACTCTGATTGGAGAGTTCTTCCTGATGCACCACAGAAATGGGATGGTGAAAGAGATGCATGGGTTACTTGGAGACAGAGATTGAGAGATCTCCTTCCTGATAATCCAAGAGAGACATTTGAGGACAACTTCGCGATGTTTAAGTTTCTTCAAACATTGAAGTATCCTGTTGACCCAAGAGTATGGGCAACAATGTATCCTAATCGTGATGTAGATTATTTGTCTACTGATGATCAGTTTAAAAAGTATGACTTTGAAGTATCCAAAGACTTTGTTGGTAAGACTCAATTGAACTTGATTGAATTCTTAGAAACATATGATGCTAACACTAGACCTATTGAAGCTAAGGTGTTAGAATTAGCAAAAGCACTGAGACTAGAAACTGTTTACGAAGGACTTGACTACGAAAAATTTGTTGCTGAATAATATATGATCTATGAATATGATATGCTCCCCAAGGGAGTTGTGAAGAACATACTTGATTTCTATCAGTTTTGTGAGTTTACAGACGGTTCGTGGTCTGGATCTTCTAAAAAAGAATTGAAATACAATGAGCAGTTGTTGGATGAAGCACACTATCCAACTCTTGTTTCTATGATGAATAAGTATATCTCTGAAAATCAGGGATTTAACTATTACTTTATTCCAAGCGCACATACACATCCAAACTTCCTTAGATATAAGGAAGGTATGCATTATCATTGGCACAATGATATGTGGATCATGGATGGTATCAAGACAGATTACAGTATAACTGTATTCCTTAGTGAACCTGATGACTATGTGGGTGGTGAACTAGAAATTGAAGTTGGTGATTCCTCAGTGGAATATAAACTAGAAGCAGGCAAAGCAGTAATTTACCACACTGGACTCAGACATAGAGTTAAACCAGTATTGAATGGTGAACGAAATGTAATTACATGGTGGTTTACTTCCATGATTGATAATGGTAAGGTTCGTGATATAATTACAGAGTATTCTCGTCTCCTTGCAGAGACACCCATGGATCCTAGTGTGAAGTGGAAGTTTGAGAACATTCGTCAAAACTTGATTAGAGAACATGCAACTTTCTGATATTAAAGAATATCCTAACTTCTTCTCTCCTACTGATCATCTATCAATCAATCGAGCAATTAGTAAACGACCGTGGTTCTGGGGTCATCAGAGTCATCCTAAAAAGAATGTTGGTATACCTCCATTCTGGCAGATGC